CACCCGCTCAACTGACACAAGGGGGGACCGAATCGAAAAGATTCCTTTGATTTTGACGGAAAGCGGGACGGGACGGGGAATGTGACGGGCTTTTTCGGGGAATCCGTCAGCGTCGGTTGATTTAGAAACAAAGTTACTACCCTATCTTCTTCCTCCACTATCCCAGTGATTCTCCAAGACTTTGGAGTACAATACTTTAACAGTGGGAATGTCTTGTGGGAATGTCGTTAATACTGGGAAAGTCGAGACGGCCGCAGCGGCTCAGGTCGTGGCCCGATGAGGCGATTGGTGGCGGAATGGGATAGTCGAGGCGGCCTATCCCGTGCCTCAGTGGGATAGTCGAGTGGGATAGTCGCACGGACTTCGAGGAGGCCCGGACGGCCGCGATGGGTCGACGGGATTGCCAGCGGTGCTCTACACGTGGAGAAGGCCTAAGACCCCACGGGTGGATGGATTGGGACCGGCCTGCCCTTGAAGGCAGCCAGCGCCCCGTCGGTGAGGCCTTGGGTATAGGCGGCCATCTGGGGGGCACGCCTATCCAGGGATGAGGTGCAGGCGGTCAGAAGCAGGATCGAGATCAATAGGCAGGCCCTATGCATGGCGTCAACCTTGCACAGGGCCTGCCCTTTAGCCACTCGCGACCCTATTCCTCAACCAGCTCCACGATGAAGGAGCGCCAGTTCTTTGAGCCTCGACGGCCGAAGCGTACCTGCCCCACCCCTTCGACGGCCCAGACTTGCCCGGCCTCGTGGCCGAGGATCCTGCCCATGCTGATCCGGCTTGCCCTGGTCAGCTTCTCATCACGGCGCTCGATCTTGTCCACGAAGAGGTCATTGGCCTCACAGAGCTCAATCACCCGATCAAACTCAAACTCGGCCGCCTTGGCTGCTTCCTCATCATGGGGGCGCTCATCATCTGACTCAGCCGCCTGGATCTTCTCGAGTAGCTCGAGGGCCAGCAGTCTCACCAGCGTCTTCATGTCCTTGGTCTCGTCATCACCGGCCACAACCGACTCAGAACGATCGAGGGGATCGGGCAGACCGGCCGCATGGCAGATACCTCCGACCAGCCGTGACCAGGACTCAAAGGAGGCAAGGGAGCGCGGCCCCGCAGGCCTGCCCGACTTGTCCCAGTGCCGCACCAGCGACCAGACCGCCGAGAGGATGTCAGCACGCACCTCGGGTCGCTTCAGCCAAGCATCGTTGATGACTCGGTCAAACGTCCTGCTTGAGATGTCGACCTGCTCGGTAAAGAGCTCACAGAACAGGGTACGGCGATCGGCATCGCGGTCGACGTTCGGGTGATTGGCCGAGATGTAGATCACCGACTGCTTGGGAACCTCGAACCCCATCTGACCACCCATCCGGCGGCCCTTCCACGATGGCTGAGTGACCCACATGTCCATGGCAGGCGATGCCAGGCGCCGCTTGGTATTGTCGAAGAAGAGATAGGCCTCATTGGCCAGCGCCTCCGTGTCGAGTAGCTTGCGGAGCTCATCCTCATCCTTTCCGAAGAGAATCGAGGATGCCTTCCCATAGAGAGCCCAGAGGATGATCTTCACCAGGAGCGATTTGCCCGACCCCTGACGATTGGCACAGAACAGGAACATCGGTATCAGATCCTCCCGCTCGAGCATCCCCAGGGTGAAGGGAGTCAGCAGCGCCGCGATGAAGACCGAGAGTGCCTGCGACACCCCTCGCTCATCCCGTCCCGGCATAGGGAACGCGGCCGTCAGATTCGCCAGGAAGGTCACCGCCTCCTCGGCAGGCATCTCTCGGTAGGTGATATCACTCCCCATGGTCAGAATCCCCGTCTCATGGTCAAAAGAGTCCGGCTGCAGCAGATCGAGGACACCATTGCCACGGAGAACAGGACACGGGACCATATTCACACGCCAGATCTCCCGCTGCTGATCCTTGAAGTGTGGAGATGCCAGAACACTCTTGGCGTGGTCCTTCTTCATCGACTCCTTGATCTTCACGAACTCCTCCCCTGACTTCTCCAGCCGGTGAAGGTACGCCAGCTTCTCCGCGTAGGTGAGGAAGGTATCGGGATCGAGCCGCTCGAGGCGATTGTGCCGCCGGTCCAGATACACGGGCAGATCCCCGCGGACATAGACCCCATTTGTCGAGCAGACCTGTCCAAGCTGGCGGGCAAATTCGCTGATGTAGACATTGCGGCCCGGCAGCCGGATCGGAGGAAGTGACAGGACGGGATCCTGCCCAGTGGCGGCAGCAGCCTCGGAGACAGCAGGCCCCTCGAGGACACCGGCCGCCTGCAGGACAGCATTGGTGAGATCGGCTTGGTTACTCACTGCGGCGACCTCCCATCAGCTCCCCGATCTCGCGGGCAGCGGACTTGCAGACGAGTGACTGGGCGGCCACATGGGAGAGACGACGATGGACGGCCTGCATCTCATGAGCGGGCAGATCCATCAGCTCGAGGCCACGGGAGCGCACCAGCCCCTCGAGGGTGGCCACGATGTCGCGGCGGGGGATCATCTCGCAGATCGGCCGAGGCGATGGCTCACGGCAGACATAGAGCAGTTTTTGCAACTGCGGACGGGGGAAGCGTTTGTATTCTTTCATTGGTTTTTTTTCTGAGCTTTGCTGTTCATGCACCACGTCTTTGCCAAGCCGCAGGCAGTTAGGGAGCCGTGTCAAGCGGACCCCCGACAGAGCGCCACGATCGGCACCGAGAGTGACCAGTCCCTTGAGGATCGCGGCCTTCACCCGATCCCAGTCGGAGGCATTCACCGCATCCACGCGGACCAGCACATGGATCGAGCGGCCCCCGCTCGTGTAGATGGCGGCGATCCGGAGCGGCAGCTGCACCACCGCACCCATCCAGGAGCGGGCATCGGCCTGATCGGATTCGAGCACCAGGTAGCGCCACGCCACCACGCACTCGGCGATCCGCCGGGAGAGCTTCGAGGGATCCTTCCCGCGGGGATTGACGCGGGCCACCCCGTCGACCGGCTGCGCGAGATACCAGACCCCGCGCGGCCCCTCCGAGGGTAGCTCCTTGGCATCGGGCCAGAGCGCATCCCCTTGGGAAAACTCATTGAGGAATACCAGCACCTTCTCCCCACGCTCCGGATAGTAGAGCGCCGAGAGGAACTCATGGGTCGAGCAGCAGGTCGGATCGAGATCCGAGCGATCGGCAAGCCAGGCGGCATTCACCTTGTCCGACCAGGGAGCGGCAAAGCGGGCCAGCTTGCCGGCATCAAAGGCCGGAGCAGGCTCCGCCGGACGAACTTCCGGAAGCGATCCCGGAGCATGGCGCGGCGTGTAGGAGTCAGACTCCTTCAACAGATACCCACTCGAGGAAGAGATCGAGTTTACCTTGTGCAGAAGCTCGTGCTCTTTCCAGGGAGGAGAGCAGCGCTCATTGTACTCCCGCATCAGTGCCATGGCATCCTCACGGGAGAGAGCGAAGCCATCGACGAGCGCCTTGGCCACGGCGAAGGTGGCAGCGTGTCCTCCACCACCGGAGACCGCCGCATCCATCTTCGAGACATACTTCTGGGCCCGTTCATAAACGGAGATCTTGGCACTCACAGCACGACATCCTGTTTACTGCAGCGCTCGCACTGGATATAGAGGACCACAGCTCCACGCCATCCCCCGCGGACATCCATCCGCTCCCATTGATGCCCGAGGAAAAAGCACATCAGACGCTTCATCGCTTGTACCCCCAAGTGACGGTTGCAGTGATACCGAAGGCACAGAGCCAGTAGACCATGTCCGCCACCTTGCCACGGGCACCCCACCAGACCGAATTGATCAGGTAGAGTCCCATGATGACGTAATTGAAAATCGGGCCCATCACTCAACCTCCTCATACTTTAGATCGATGAGCCGGTCATAGGCGCGGGCAGCTTCTAGGAAAAGCCCGACTACCATCTGGGAAGGCTTCTCTCCTTTTCTGCAACATCCCCAGACTGCAGTCCCGGCCTCAGCCAGATCCTTTGCCACCTGCTGCCACTCCGAATCCTGTAGCACCGAGGAACGGCCCAGCTCAAAACCATGCTGGAACCTCTCCATCGCATCGATCGATCCATCTCCACGTGGTCCGAGCCACCGGATCCCCTCCGTCTTCCAGATACGCTTCCAGAGCGGGTCTTGAGCGCCACTCACTTGCCACCTCCTTGGATCCAGAGCTCATGGTGCATAGAGCCAATCTGAGACTGCTCCACCCGGTTGATATCCTCCATGGTGATAAGCGGGCGCTTGATATCGACCTTGGTAAGCCCGATGGATGACCTGATCCGGCATGCCGGGATCCGCAGAAGGTTGCAGTAATTATCAAGATCCTGACCGCTTAGGAAATAGATGAGCTCCTTGACTTTCTCCGCAGATTCAAATCCAAGCGGCTTATTGCCAGCAGCGCCACCCGAATACTTCCGATAGAATCGGTACTCCCTCACCTCATCTCCCGAGACAATTCCTAGCTCCCGCAGCCGCACGTAATCGCGCACAGCCTGCAGCAGGACGGCGAAAGCCAGCTGAACCATGTTATCCGTCTTGTATTGAGTAGTCATGGTAGCGGTGAAGAAGTCGTCGTGTAGTGAGATCACGCCTCCACCTCCTCGGCTGCGGCGAAATTCTTTCCCGCCTTTTTTTTCACCTTGCTCTTTGGCTTGGCGGCATTACGGAGCGACTTCAGCTCCTCGGCATGGGCAGCCTTCACCCGCTCTGCAATCCCGAGAGAATCGATCGATAGCGAATCAAGGAGCTTGCGGAAGGAATCAATGAATGGAGATTCACCAGTTGATGGATACTCACATTCACCATCGATATGAGCCGCAATGAGCACGATGAGCACATAAGGAGCAAGAGACGCTGCATCACCAACTGGGTACTGCATTAGAGCCTCTCTTATGCAAGCATCCGACTCATTCACGCAGAGCCACTTCGAGACCAACTCAATCCCGGAGAAACCCGCATTTTCCAGAGCTAAATCAAGCAAACGCGGCCAGAGGACTGAGGAATCGACCCCTTCCTTGTGAAACTTCAACACGATCTCATCAAAAGCTCCATGCACCATTTCATAGCGCATGATGCGCTCCACCTTCCCCGCGCTTCTTTCAGCATGGGCAGCATCCTTCTGAGCAGGACTCTCCTCCTCACCGCGGGAGCGCAGCGGGCAGACCCCACCGCTTTTCTTGGCCTGCAGTCTGATTGCCGCCACGGCCTGACGCCGATCGACCACCTCGATGGCCTTCCCATGATCGCGGATCACCACGATCTCCGGCTTCACATCGACTGAAGACAGCAGCTTCTTCCAGGTAGGAGGTTTTCCGGAAGAGTCCGCAAGATCAGACGGCAGCACCTCATCCTTAAGGGGCACATAGGGGGAATTCCAGGCGATACCGCCCCAGGGATTGAGCACCTTCTCGGCTTCATTTTCCGAAAGTACCTTTTTCCCTGCAGCCAGAGCCTCCGCACGGAGATTCTCCCAAGCAGCATCCTCTTTCATCGAGTGGCATCCTGGGTGCATGCAAAGATTCTTCGATCCCTCGGTGGTTTCATCCGACTCGCGGGAGTTCCCCGAGAGCCACGGGCAGTCCGTGCAGGATCCGCCATGCAGCCGGTTCCCCATTGGGTCGAACTCCACAGGGACCAGCTCCGCATCCTCACGGTCGAAAGAGGCACTCTTTAGATCGATCATGTAGTGTTCCCGGATATGGGAGGCCGCCTTGCGTGCCGTAAGAGGCTCATCCTCATAAGTAGGGTGCAGCACCTCCTCGAGGGCCTTCTCCCGAAGCGGAGAGGATGGTATCGAGGCCACCAGCCGCGCTACCGAGAAGGAGAGCTCTCCGGATCGCATGGCCACCCGTGCCGACTCGGGCAGCTTGCGAAGGCTCAGCCGCTGGTGGATATAGTGGATCGACTTTGAGATCGCTTCAGCAAGGGACTCCACCGTGTGCCTCTTCCGATCACCATCCGTCAGATCCAGAAGCGCAGCGTAGCTGTCGGCCTCTTCCAGTGCATCGAGATCCCGACGCTGGAGATTCTCGATCAACTGCAGCTCCACCACATCATTCTCCGAGAGATCATCCCGAACAATGACCGGAACCTCCGAGAGACCGGCCTCCTTCGAGGCCCTTAGGCGGCACTCTCCGGCGATCAACTCATACTGCTTACCGACGGGCGATGGGAGATCATCGGTTGACCGGACAAGTAGTGGCTGAATAATCCCACGGGTAGCTATCGAGGCGGCCAGCTCGGAGATATACTCCTCAGGGAAATGGCTCCGCGGATTGGTGGGACTCGGGGCGATCTCCTCGAGGGGAACAAACGTGAAAACAGGAGTCTTGCTCATAGAAATTAGAAGTTAGGTTTTTAGTTATTTATGCTTTCAGATCGCCCTAGGAAAAGGTTCCGCATTGCCCTCTTCTCGATACCTAAGGTTTTTCAAATATGTTTCAGATCTCCTCGCATTCCATGCCTTGATAAAGAGAGCAAAAATATATGTTTGTGAAAGTTTAGCTTTAGAAGATGCGTTTGCTAGAAGCCTATTTCTAAGCAATAACTCAGGATCAAGTTTTGAAATTCCCTCTCCATTAATCAGCCTATTCATGAAAAACCTACATTCTCTTGGGTCAATTTTTGTAAATATGTAATTGCATACGTTAATCATATTTCCACACCCTAATACGCATTTATTGCCAGTTATTAACGGCTTGAAATCTATATATATTTTTGCAAGGTCAAGAACATAAGTTGCCGAGATCTTACCCTTTCCCGTCTCTAAAGAAGGACTGTTTTTGGCAACCATCTGATAATATCTTTCTATCAAAACAAGACCACTTTTCAGTTTTACAGAGTCCTTAAATCCTGCAATCGCCAGAGCATCCGAACCATTTCTAGATTTTCCACAATCCATAGTTGAAAATGCTTCTGGATCCACTCCTCTAACAACTAGGAATTCTTCTTCTAATCCTGACTCTACAATAGCGCTTAACCTGTGCTGACCTTGTCTAAGGCATCCATCCCAATCAAAAACGATGGTGTCTCCATTAAATTTCCAACGGCCATGTAACATTTCGTTTGTTAGAAAACGAACATTAGAATCTTGCAATGGCCTGTTGTTTATATTTTTGGAAAGATAAATTGATGCCCTAATTGGGTTAATCATCTCAAACTCCGCTGTTTTATCTTTTGTGTTATTGTATACTGGTTTCATCTGGTTTTTATTGGGTTGGTTTTGGGGTTATTTTTTTGGGGGTTTTCTTCTTCTTCTGACTGCGATTGCTATTGCCGGCAGCGCGGGCCGCGTACTTCTCACAAGCCGAGGCGGACTTCTGCCAAGGGAGCTGGGAGCCATGCCCCGAGGCTGCGGCGATAGGACGGTTCACGAGTTGCTTGATCCGCCATGATCCAGCGGCCTTTGTCTCCCCAAGCATCAGCCCGATCTCCTCGAGGCTCATGTTCAGGATCAACGAAGGACGGAGCGCCTTCGTTACGGCAAAGACACGGCGGATCACATAGCCTGGATGGGGCCCATCGCTGAAAAAGAACTCCAGCAGCCTCCGGAAAGCCTCCAGACGGATGGCATGCTCATCGGCGGCATCACCCGACTCCATGGAGACCAACTCATCGAGCGGTGTCCGCATGTACGCAGGCTCTCGGCCATGCGCCTGTTCCCGAGACCAGACGGTACGCAGCACCTCCTCGATCGCTTCCTCGGTGATCTCACTCATCGTAGTCCCCTCGCCTCCTGCTTATGGACCTCCCAGGCACGGGAGCGGCGACGACTGGCGGCAGCTGCACCACCGCGGCGACCAAGGATCCGGCAGCACTCATGATAGCTCTTGCCTGTCTCCCGCATCATGCGGGCCAGCTTTTCGGAGAATCCGGCGCTCATGACGCCACCTCCATTGTTCTAAGGCAGATCAGCCGAGCAAATTCTTCTGCCGACAGCATAGTCGGGAGAGACTCAACCTTCCACCTCATCGCCTCATGGATCCCGGAGCCCCAGCAATCGAAGCAGAGAGGCCCAATATGGCTGCATCGGAGCGTACCGGCCTCCACCTCGCAGATCTCGCAGGGGCTCATCGTCCACCTCCTGACTTCCAGAGCTTCAAGAGCAGAGTCGCAGCCGTAGCACTCAGCAGCACCGTATAAAAAGGCCCCATGTTCATCGGGCACCTCCCATGACCTGATCGATCACATCATGACGGCGAGGAGCCGTGGCCTCATGGCATGTCGAGCGGATCTTCAGGCCTGTCGAGCGCTGAAGCATCGCCTTCTCATAGCCGGTTACCCTCTTGTACCAGCCCCAGACCCTTTTCAGGAAAGAGGGCCGGGAGGCCGGAGTAGAAAGGGTATAGAGAACATGAGGTCCACCCTTGCCAAAAATCTGCATGGCAAGACTGACCCGATCGACCCTGCTCTCCACTTTTTTTAGCCGATCACCAATCAAGAAGAAGACATCCTCAGGATTACCCCCAAGAAAACTCACTGGATTGGCAAACCCCAGCGCGAGAAGGGCCGACTTTGCTTTGCCATCCCATAAACGGCACCGCATCACCCGCAAGGCACTGATGAGAATCTCTTCATCCACAACGGCCCGATCCTTTCGGATGTAAGCCAAGGCAGCATCCAGACAAGGATCCGTGCTCATCGTGCACCTCCCACGAAGCGGGCCATCAGCCCGGCCAGAACCTCCGCCAACTCACGCCGGCCGATCCAAAGGACTAGACCCACCAGGGCAAAAAAGAGGGCGCTCACAGAGCACCTCCTGAGGAAAAAGTGACACTTTTAGTGACACTAGCCCGCAGACCCTTATAAATACAGGTGCTGCCCCGCATGGATTCGAACCATGAATTATTGCATCTCTGTTGTTTTTTCATAGCTTCTCTTTGGTTTTCTCTGATTCTGTTGGTTTTTTTTTGGTTTTAAGTGACACTGGTGACACTATGGCGTTCCTATACAAGCGGGCTCGCAGCCCTTTCTGGTGGATTCGGTACATGGATGACACCGGCCATCTTTTTTCTGAGTCCACCGGAAAGCGCTGGGACTCTGTCCAACAGAGTCGGGAGGCCAAAAAGCTCCGTGCCGCCAAGGAGGTCGAAGAGCGCACAGCCCCTCCCCGAGAGCGGAGCGAACGGGAACTTAATGCCTGGGTGCCCCGCTGGCTGGCCAGCACCTACAAGTCCCAAGAGAACACGCTGGAAAGTTACCTGGGCGCCTTCGAGAGCCTCATGAACTTCCTGGAGGAGCACAAGGTACGCTCGGCCAGTCAGATCACCCGCAAGATGTGCTTCGACTACATCGACTGGAGGCAGCTCAAGGAAAACGGAGGCATCGGCGAGGGCGCCTGCCGCAATACCGCTATCCACAACCTGCGAGTCCTTCGCCTGATCCTCAACGAGGCCATCAACAGGGAGCACATCCTCAAGAATCCCGCCTCCAAGATGGGGCTCAAACCCGACGCAGCGGCCGAAAAGCCCGAGATCACCGCCGCTCAACGTGCAGCCGTGGAAGCCAGCCCCCTTCCCGACTGGCAGCGCATCAGCTGGGCCATCGCCATCAATCAGGGATGCCGCCTCGCCGAAACATCCCTGCCCCTCTCGGATGTCGACTTCACCAACGATACGATCACCTTCACGATCAAGGGAAAGCGCCGTCACACGACCAAGCTGGTGCCAGATCTCAAGCCGCTGCTTCAGGAGCTGAAGGACACCGGATGCCATCTCACCTGGGGCCCCTTTCACCGCAATGCCTCCCGCGACTGGAGCCGCACCCTGGAGGATCTCGGAATGCCCTTCACCTTCCACAGTACCCGCGTGACGGTCATCACCAAGCTGGCCCGTGCCGGAGTGAACGAGCAACAGGCCATTCGCTTCATCGGTCATTGCAGCTCGGAGGTGCATGCAGTCTATACTAGGCTGAAAGTTGATGATCTCGGCGCCTGCGTGCAGGCACTAAGCGCAGTCCCTGCCGACGCGCAGACTTTGGGAGAGCCAGCGCGGGATAGGCCTGAGCCAAGCGAAAGCCGCCGGAGCAGGAAGAAGAAGATTGGTCGGCCAGCCAAGCCAAGGCGTGCTTGAGCGTGGTCTTGGAACCGAACTTCATCACATAGCCGCAGCGGATCATTCCCGAGACGTAAGTCGGGGTACGCCCCAACTCCGCGGCAAGCTGGGATTTGTTGAGCAGTTCCATGGTTGGTGGAGGGTAAGAAAAATCTAGGAGACGGCTTGATCAGCGGGATCGATCTCCTCGTGCAGAAGATCAAATGCCTCCTCAACCTTTCCGATTCCTGCCGTGATGGCTTGGCGAATAATGGATGCCTCGCTGATGCCGGTCTTTTCCTTGAGGGCCTCTGAGCGGGCCGCAAGCTCAGCAGGGAGCTTGACGGAGATGGTTTTTGGTTCAGTGCTCATATAATCAATGCGCGTATTTTTTGTAGTGTTTTGGTTACGTTTGCAAATAAAAAATGCAAAATCCTTTAAATTGGTTATGATGTCAAAGTCATGAGCACCAAAAAAACAGACCCCATCAGCCTTCGGATCCCTGAAGATCTGCAAATGAGAGTCGAACGAATGCAAAAAAAATCCGGCCTCAGCAAAGCTGCCATTCTTCAGCTTTGCGTCCGGGCGGGATTACCAGAACTCGAATCCGGGCGAGTCAACCTGATCGCCACTTCGCCCTGCCATCTCAGTGAGGCAAAAGGAGTGGCCGAGGAACCGAAAAAGAGGAAAGCCCAGTAATTTTATCCTTTCCCGACGGGAGGCGCTTGTATCACACATAATCAACAATGGAAAACGGAATCACACTGAGCCGGGACGGGAAAAATTACGGCCCCTATTCCGAAAGCCAGATCCACGAGCTCATTGCCTCGGGCAACGCCTGCCCCGAAGACCATGCCTGGAAGGAGGGCATGACTGAATGGCAGCCGCTTCAGGCCGTGATGCCATCATGCGTTCCGATCCCACCTCCACCTCCGGCATTCCCTCTTCAGGCAAAAAAACAAGGGATCAGCGGCATGGCATGGGCAGCCATCATGATCTCTGCTTTCATCGTCATCGTCATGCTGGCAAGTGCTTTCAATGATGGAAATAATGCGCCGACTGCTGCGGATCGGTATTATACAGCCACGGCGACCATTAGGAAGTCACTGAAGGCACCATCCACTGCGAAGTTTTCAAGACCAGATGACGACAAGGCCTATTACCAAAAAGTCGCCGGGAATGTCTGGGAGGCCGGAGGATGGGTGGACTCTCAAAATGCTTTTGGTGCCATGATCCGATCCGATTGGAATTTGGTTTGGAATGATGCCACCAGAAAGATCCTTTATGTCAGCATGGGCGGAAAAACACTTGTCGGAGATTATAAAAAAGTCATCGAAGAAGCCAAAACTACTCAAAAATGAAAACTCCCCTTGTCTTTCTAGCACTCCTGACTTTTTGCTCTATCGTCACGGCGCAGGAGGCAGCCCCTACGCCGCAGCAGCTTCATCTTCTCGTGGCCAAGGTGGAGGATCAGGGGATCTTGGCCGATCGGATGGAACCTCACGAAAATTCCACAGTGCAAGATATGCGCCTCATGGGATCACCATTGCTCTCGGGACAAGTGCCAGCTGGTGTCAGCAGCAAAGGGCTCGCAGCAGCCATGGAGCCGGTTTGGAGGCCCTCCGGGGTCCTGGTCTTCGTAAAGGGCAACTTCCCAGGCATAGCCCAGGGCGATAAGAAAACCGTCACCGCCATCAGGCAGGGAGCCTGCAAGATTCACTCGGCTACTGATGGAGAGACCAGGACGATCCCCCTCTATCAGGCCCAGTAGCAGAGGCCGACTTGATGGCACTTTGCTCCCGCAAAGCGGTGCCACCCTTTCAGGGCTCATCACTTCGCTCTGAGTCTTCCGCGCCTCTTCCGGAGGCTTGGTTCTACACGTGTAGAAGCTAGTCCCCGAGCCAGTTCCTCGAGGCATGGATCTGACGGATGAGTCGGCGCTTCGACCAGATCCCTCCCCCATCCCGGTCTGCAGCGGATCCGGCGACCGCTTCGGGGCTGGTGTTGGCTTCGACGGTAACGATCGATTGGCGACCCCATTGACGCACCAGGCCGACATGCGCCACACGACCCTTGGAGGTAAAGTAGATGCCGAAGGGATCGCCCGGCCTTGGGGTCGCACCCCCAGCCTCCCTTGTCCAGGTGGGACGGGCCACCCAGTCAGGCGACCATGCCGAGCGCGGAACTAGGGCACCAAGTCCGGATTGGAAATAAACCCAGTAGCAGAAGGCGGCACAGTAAGGATCCCCCTTGGCATTACCCGTGGAGGCCAGGATGATCTCGACTACCGGCCCATCGTTCCTCCCCGAGGCCTCACGGGTGCCGATGAGTGATGAGGCGACAGAGAGAATTCTTTTGCGCGGCGGGATGCCCTCCTCCGAAGCTCCACGGCAAGCGTCAGCGTGGAGAAAAAGCGCAGCAAGAAAGAGGCCATGGCGAAGCGCGTAGGTCACAACGGCACCAACTTAAGGGCGATCAGGAAGAGCCCCAGCATGAGCGCGAAGGTAATCTGGGTGGCATACCACTTCTCCCGATCACTTAGGGCATCGAACCACTCCGAAAGACGCTGATCAGCCGCGCGATCCACGGAAGAGAAGGCAATCTGCCAGGAGAGCCATCCGACGAAGACGGCCCAGAAGGTCAAAACGGTCGAGAGGCCGATCCACTGCAGATAGCCAGCGTCAAAGACTCCGGCCGTAGGGTCATAGGCCCTCAAAAGAGGAGGAAGAGCCAGGTAGGCGCCAAGTGAAATGATTCCCGCAAGGAGACCCTGCCAGCAGGAGAGAAAGCGCCGTATGCGGTCCAAGGGAGTCCTCATGGCAGAAATGTGGCAATCGAGCGAACCAGCAGCCGTCCGGCTCCGTATCCGGATCCAAAGCCGACCACGAAAGCAGCCCCCTTGAGCCAGAGGCGGTATTGAGAGACGACGGGAATGGCATCAGCGAGCCCCATGAGCCAAATGGCACCCAGGAGGGCTACAAGATAAGGGATGATATCACGTTCTTTGGCGACCTGATGCAGCTCTTTCCTCTGAGTCGAGATGATCTGATCCCGATCGGCGACGGCTTGGACGAGCTGGCCGACCTCGGCATCCTTAGACTCCAGGGCGCGGGAGGATTCCTCCACCTTGGCATCAGCGATGGCGATGGCGGCACGGGCTGCTTGAACGTCCCCGGCGGCTAGACGGTCACGGGCCAGTTTGACGGCATCCTTGGCACGGGCCAGCGGTACGGAGACCGATGCCAGTGCCGGAGCGGCCACGGCGCGATGACGGGACGGGGAGGAACAACCCGAAATAATCAACGAGATACCAGCCAGAATAAAAAACAGAGCTTTCATTTCAGCTGGTTTTTCTGAGTGACCAGGGCGTCTTTTATTTCCTTCGTACGCTCATCGATCCTAGCCAGGACCTCAGCCCGTTGCTGAGCTACGATCTCCATCGAGGCAATCCTGGCATTCTGCGCGGCATCAGCCTCCTTCAGGCTACGTACCTGTTCAGGAAGGACAATCCATCCGTTAAGAGCAGAGAAAGCCGTGATGATTAAGGCAACACCAGCAATCAGCTCGGCAACCGTTAGCTTGATTCCCATTTGATTCCGGACTTCGTCGATGCTCATACAATCGCTGAGTTGATGGCTGCCATGTAGGTGGAGATTCGGTTTTCCAAAAGGGCCAGCGACGAGAGGCTGGACCCAATCGAATAAAAGGAGATCCTTGAATTTGTGTAACTTGCCATTGGCGCTCCTCCTGTCGTGCCTCGTGTAAAAACAAGGATTGGATCGACGGTAGGCTCTCCGCCGGGGCCGATCGTGTAGAAGTTTTCTGTAGCAACGGCACGAATCGTAATACCGGTGCTTCCGTTGCGTTGGGCTCCAAGGAAGCCAGTGGGCGAATTAGTGATTCCGGTCGAAATCTCCGTATCTTGAGAATTACGAACGCGTGCACAGATACTTCCAGTAGAATTTCTGTAAATTGTGCTGCTCGTAAAGGCCCTCATCAGGCCGATGTAGTATCTAAAGAGAAATGTCTCAGCCTGGGTCACATAGACGGACAGGTGCTGATCCATTTTGGCCTCCAGATTGTTTGCATGGTTTGAATTGAGATACTTGCTCGCTCCATCACCCTTAAGTCCGGTCTTTCGGTTATAATCTGCCGGAGTGAAATTGAAATTACTCGGGGCATCACCTTGGAGAGGTATCAGCGCACCAGCGAGTGTGCGAGGGCCGGCCAGCAGGCAACATGAATTGAGCGAAGTCCAAATCCCGTCTGCCTTGCAGCCTGCCACAAAATTTGCCACGGCTTGGCGTACAGCGGTTTCTAGTGGAATGCCATCTGCAGCTTCAATTTTATTAAGGTACTGTTGAACGTCATTGGTCATCCCAGTGTCATCCGGAGCGCTTGCCCAGACAACCTGATCGCCGATGCAAAGCTGACGGGGTTTGTCCCAGCCGAGATAAACCGAAGAGAGACTTGCTCCTGAAAAAATGCCGTTAGAGCTGGTCACTTCAAAGGTAGTGGTCAGCTCGAGCGGAGCAGCTAAATCATATGCTGGAGTCCAAGGGTAGGGGTATACATATGGGTCTCCTGGGGTGTAAAATGGACCTATGGTATAATCAAATGGGAATGACCGGACAGGCAATTCCCCAGGTGAAATAATAGGTGCTGCACGGGCAGCTAGAACAACACTACCGTATCCTCCGGGCAAGAGACGGACCTTCCATTTTCCACTAACGGCATCATAAGCCACCGAGGCGGGTCCACTCTTCACCGCAAGCGTCACCTGTTGGTATGGATTATCGAGTTGAGGTGGAGTTACAAGGAACTCCTTATCCGCCGTCACACTGTTTGACTTTGCTGAGATTGATTCAAAACCGGTAGTCCAAGAGGGAGTATGTCCGCCGATGCCTGCAACGACTTGAAATTCTATAAATGGTTGCCAACGCCTGGGAGTGACTGGTGGAAATGGGTCAAGCCTATCAGCTTTACTAAACCCAAATCTATTTTGGGTCGCTTCATATGATTGTGATCGTTGAGCATACGAAACAACTGTCAGAGGGAGTGTTAGAGAAAAAATACTCCCAACGGGAACGATATCGGATACTTTCCCAACAATTTGGATACGTTTACTAGTTCGTGATCCGTTTTCAAAAAGCAATTCTCCATATTTAAAGGCCCCAGAATATGGAGGAGATAAATTGAAAATGCTGGTGGAATTCACGTCATAGACAAGATCCCCGTCGTAGTAGTAAGAATCCCCTGGAAAGGTAATATCTATGCTTACAACCTTTCCCGCTTGGCAACTGACCCTGCGGATATTTTGGTCAGGAGAGGGAAGTGCGGGGAGTAAACCTGTAAAAGCAGTAGAGTAGCCCGGAGCAGTCCCGATGCTAACTGCTATTGCCGTGGGAGCCGCAGGCTGCGTCATAAGGAGGTAACGATGTAAAGTGTCGTTACGCTCTTGGAGGGAAGAGCGTCGTATGATGCTTTTGTAAGCACTACAATATTGGTAACCCCAGAAGCGGAAGATAACTTATTATCTAGGGATGTTTGCAGTCCCGATATGTCAGAGATCCCAAGGGTTACATCACCTTGTTTTCCACAAACACTTCGTACGCCGGTGACTAGTGCAGATATTGTAGACGAAAGAGCATTTATAGCCCTTTGCGCGGTGAAGTATTTATTGGTCGCCCCCTCTGGAATAACGTCGGTTGACCCAGGAGAATGGACAATCTCGATATATGTCGAACCGCTCCACCGATAGATCCATCCCTTTTCGAGGTCTACATATATCTTTCCAGTTTCCCCCACCTGCGGAAAGGAGGAGATATTTGCAAACTCCAATACATCATCAACATACCCTGGAAGAACGGATGATGGTACTAACCCATTGACCATTGGCGCGTAAGACCCCGCCGGTTGCTTTCCGTCAAGCGCGGTCTGTAGGTTGTCTATATCTGAAATCGGATGGGTATGTGCAGTAGGGGGGAATTGAGCAGGCTTCCCCGATACCTTTGTCCAAGTCATGTTGGAAGTTACCCATGCCGAGATTGCTTGAAACACTCGAAGGGGACTCATCCACTTGATGTTGCTGACACCTTGCTCCGCTTCAGATTGGGAAGCCATAGCGTCGTAAGGTGGACTAATGGCATCACCTAATTCCATACCTGGATCCACAAGCTGCAAGGTGCCATACCCGACCGTCACCACACTGCCGTCAGTAAGCTCGATCTCAACAGCCATCCAGATCTTCTCATTCCAGTCGGGCAAAGGAGGCCAGTTGGTTTCCAATGAAGACAACTCAAACTCTACTTGGTAATTACTTTGGGAAATCCATTGCTCATAGGTGCAGCCGGTATTATTAAATTCCGAAGCTGGCTGTACACGCACATAGAGAAGCTCTCCGCTCTCATTGGTCCGCCGAAGCACAAGTGTGCAGGAGGCGACATTGGAAAGATCCGTGGCGAACCGATCTGCACGACGGATGTCGCCATTGAAAAAACCAAAGAGAAAACGAGTTGTGTTACCCCGAGGGAGATTCAGTGAGGCACCGGTGAGAGCATCAAGCAGGCGTACCCATCCGGTCTGATTGAGAGAAAACCAAAAGCTGCGGGGTGTGAGTTGCATGGGTATTCACAAGCCCAGCCATGTCAAAAAACCCAAGGGATGAATTATCCCGACGGTAGCCCCGTTGCCTCATCATAGAGACCCTCATACGGCCAGTATTTGGCTATGGTTAGGGATACTGATTCGGGGACGAATAGAGAGGTATCCACAGCAAGAGAAACAGATGTGGTGCCACTTTCCGAGGCATCGGAAGCGGATGACCCTGCCGTTAATCCATCCGCAAGCTTTCCTGCCCTCGATTGCAGAATGAAGAAATGCTCTCCCGAGGCGGTGTCTCCATTGGAAAACGTCAGGCTGATCGGGAACTTCTTAACCTCCATTCCCTCGGGGTTGGAGATAAATGATCCACCAGGGGGGATGTCATTGATTTCAATACCAACACCTGAATCTCCACCTTCTCCTTCTAAAATAGTGCTACTGGCTTGGGCATAAATATTAAAGGAAACGGCAAGCTTGAATCCTGGGGACCACCAATACTCATCCTCGGAAACCTTGATGAAATCAAAAACAGGAGAAAACCCAGGGGTTCCAATAACCCCGAAATTGTTCACATATTGGTTCAAGCCATACGCCACAGGCGAAATAAAACTGGTTCTTTCGGGATCCGAGTAAAAATCTACAGAAACTGAAGCCGCATTATTTTGAGAAACCTCCTGCTTGCGGATGGCATCTCGATTCAGGAATGCCGCCCAGCTGCTATCAAAAAAATCATCATTGTTTTTTTTGAACTGCTTGGATTCCCAACCAAACGGGCCGGTGCTTGGATTTGCAATCAGAAACTTCTCGTTGGCCTCCGTTGAGTAGTCAGGAGAAATGGTAACCAATTTCCTTTTACGGTAGGTATCCGATAACGGTGTTGACCCCTTGTCGGTGATGCCACTTTCACATCGTACCCCTTGACTCGGGTCCGAAGGGTCTACTGATTGATAAACTTGGCAGGTAAATTCAGCGTTTCTAAATTCAGACAGGCTATCCACTCCCACACTTGCGGAAACGGTTTCCGTATGCGTGGTATATGTACCGTCTGGATATCCTTGCGCATTATAATTTGGGGTCTGGTATTGGCCAGTAGCCGAAAGACTTCCAGAAGTCGGAATGGACCCTGGCGGCATGGTGATTTCCGCGGACCATGCTTTAGCCCGCCAATAAATCTCTGCGACCTGACGCTTGGTCAACTTGATACAGTACAGAGACCCTGCTCCGTAGACCCTGACAGATTTATCCTCTCTCGTGGACGGGCTTAACGATCTGTCCAGAGTTGTTCCATCCCATTGCGCGAAGAGGTTGCCATCCTCATCCCTGGTCGGAATTTCAAAGGGGAGGAATCCCCTGTAATTAACACGGGGCATCAGTAGGGCTCCGGATAGATGGCAGGCTTCCCGTCGAAAATCCTGTCGCTCAAGACCAGATTCCCCATCACGTTTTGCTGAAGCAAACCATCCTCATAAGTGGCAAGGACTATGCGTGCAAAAGTCTGCTTGGGTGGTTGGGAAGTATCCTCGGCCACCAAAGCATCTCCAGAATCGTCCCATGGGTCATATGAAACATCAATCGTACTTCCATTCCCGTTTGTAGTTATGGCAACGGTATCCACCTCATATCCGTTTTCTTTGAATTTGATTTCCAGGAATACGTAATCGTCAGGCCCATTGAGAGAAGTATACCCGGACGTATCGTCAGGGCCGTCCAGGGGGAGCGCGAAGGGATTCTGATCATTGGGATCATACAGGCCCGTGATCCCAGAAAATGACGTCAATGGGATGAGTGAAGTAAAAAGGGTGGAGTTGTATTCGACCGCGACTTTATTACCAGCTGGGGTGCCATCGGGATTGGTCTGGGGAAGCAACGTGCATTCAAATGGCTTCTTTGCAGCGGTTCCACCGGCCTCCCCCATCGCAGAATAAAGTGCGGTGCCAGCTGGCGTCCTGTTGAATGTCCCTCCGGTAAAGCTTGTGATCAGCGCGGAGTGAACATAGTCGATCAGTTCATTCCATAGACGGATGGGAATGAGACCTGGACTACTCAGCTTGAGCCTGTCGATATCTGATCCGCTCATCGCCTAGTTCTTGTAGATGGTGGTATTCCACGGCCTCTCACTCCAGACGCGGTTGATGGTCCGTGCCCAATAGGGATACCGCCGCTGGATTCCTCCGCTGGCCACACGCCAACCTCCCTGAATGCTTCCGATCAGTGTCGAGACACTGGACGGCTTGGACCAGAAATAGGTGGTGACACTCTCGGTGATCGAGCCCACCTGATAGGTCATGTATCCGGAGAACTCTGACTCTTTGGTCCACCCTTTGAATTTACCATCGGCATCGAAGATTGCCCCGTTGGCCTCGGTGGCAAAGGTGGCGAAATCAGGATGCGCCTCGATCGGAACCTCGACGGCATTGGCCGTTTCGGAATACTCCGTGGGAGGGAGAATACTCCCGGTGAAATTCTCTACCTTCGGGGTCTCATAGGTCAGTGTGACATCGACCAGGAATGGGATGCTGCTCTGCTGGGCATTGCGGGCCATCAGTACGGCATTGCTGACGCTAGGATGGATACTTCCCCGGGCAGGGCAACGGGTCATCCAGTCAACGGCAAGGGCGCGGAAAGTCCGCTCGATCGTGTAGGAGCCGTCACGGTTCTCGACCCATTTGTTCTTGGCTTGAAGGATCCCGTTTCCGAATGCCTGGCCGCGGATGAGTGCTGTGGTCATGGTAATGGTGGGTTAGGAGGCGTCGGGAAGCTCCACGCTCCATTTCTTCTCATCAAGGGACTTGAGGTAGTTCCTCATCTCCTCCTGAAGCTTGATCCCTTTTTCGGCCTCGGAATTGATCACCTGGTAGTTGACTCCAGCCAGCTGCTGCCCCTGATCGGAACCGGCGATCTTGACCCCGGAGACAAAGCCGAGATTCTTCTCACGATCGGCAAAGGAGGCTTTCATCTGCTCCTCCTCGCGCTTTTCACGGTTCTTCTTTCCCTCGGCGAGCTTCTTGTCGAGGGCAGCACCCTCCTTGCTCAGCTGGGCAGCATAATCAGCTGCCTCCTTCTCCTTCTGCTTTTTGATCTCATCCTCGATGCGCAGCTGCTCCTTGGCATTGGAGACGATCTTGTCCTCAAGGGATTTCTTCTTGTCAGCGGATCCAGCGCCAGTTTCGGCAAGCTGCTTCTCCAAGGCAACGCGCTCTTCGGCCAGTACCTTGAGCTGTTCGGCTGCATCGAGTTGCTTGCGATCATGCTCCTCCTGAATCTGACGTAGACGCTCGGCAAGGGAGACTTCCTCCTTCTTACCCTTGTCTCCGAGAGTGGGATCCCATTCACCCTTTTTGGCGACTTTTCCCGGTTCAAATTTGCCGGACCAGATATCCTGAAGACCCTGCATGGTGGATGACAGGCCACCCTTGATATCGGAAAGATTGGCCTTCATCGCCTCACCAGCGCCCTTGAAATCGCCACTCATCAGGGCTTGCAGGGCCTGACCGACACGGCCCACTCCATTCTGAACAAGACTCAAGGCTCCCCCAACCCCGTTTCCAATCGATAGCATCACTTTATTGATGACGCCGAAAACTTCAGCCACAAAAACGGTGACGGTGTTCTTCATTGCGGTGAGCTTGTCTCCCGCCGCGTCGAGCTGGGCAACAGTCTCGTTGCTTGCCACAGAGGCGCTATCAAAGAATTTCCTCATCTCTTCGCTCCCGGCATTGAGGATCGGCATGATGGCGGCGGCGCGGGGCCCCAGCGCCTCGAAAGCCATGTTCACCCGCTGCTGGGGATCTGCCACTTTCTCAAGGGCCTCGGCCACCATGACCAGCTGGCCATCAAGCCCCGCATTGGCAAACTGCTGGGCATCGATCCCAAGCTGTCCAAGGACATCTCCCTTTCCGGAGCGGATCTTGGCCATGGATCTGGCCACGGCATCGATATTGGTCCCGAACTGCTGTGCATACTGGTCTACCCGCTGGACGGCTTCCGCCGTCGTACCGAAAGTATCCGCCATGTCTTGGATGTGGGAGAACTTCTCGATCAGCTGCTCGATCCCGATGCCAGCAAAAAGACCCATGAGCATCTGCCGCGTCTGATCCTTAAATCCCTCGACCTGGCTCTTGGCCTGATCGAGACCGGTCTTGAGCGCGGAATTATTCGTGCCCAGGGAAAACTCGATGGCGTTAGCGCTCATAACGTGTATCCGGCCTCCTTAAGCGCGGATTCCTCGGCGGGTGTCAGCAGCGGTATCTCGTTTCCACCGGCCTCAGCCAACGCCAGGACGAGGTGGCGGGCATATCCGAAAGGTACGGACCATGCCTCCTCATGACCCATGCGGCCGCACCGCATGAGCACGGCCACCATATAGAGACAAACAGGGCTCTTCACCGACCGCCCTTCGCCAGTCTGCCAGCAGCGGGGAAGGGCAACGAAGTCGCGGAGATAGTTCTGGAAGGCAAGCGAGGCCTGCAGGATGCCCATCCCGTTGATCGCCTCGACCAAAATGGGATCCGCGCTGAAATCAGGTAGGGATGCACCGATGGGAGAAGAGGCCGGAGTGGAGCAGATCTTGAGCGCCAGCGCCAGATCGGCCGCAGTGCCGCCGTCAGCCCCCACATAGGGGCTGCCGACGAACTCCAAGAGCCAGAAATGCCAGATGCTGAAGGGCCGCATCTCGACCCCGCAAATGACATGCCGCCCGTTGAAGACGCATTCCTCGAGCGCCTCGGACATCAGGATGGCTTCCCGTTAGGAGACGATGTCGGGAGTGAATCCGACATGGTAGGCCAGCTGGACGGCCTGCTTGAGAGGCTTGCCACCGAAGTTCTGCAGATCGGCCTCGAGCACGACAAAGGTGCGCTCTTCACCGTCGCTTTCTGTCAGGACATCACCTTTATTGAGGGCGCTCGCTCCGGCCTTGATGACAAGGTCGCAGCTGGCATCGACACCGGGACGCCAGAAGGCGTAGTTCACTGGGAGTCCATCTCCGCCATCAGTGCGCTCGTGCTGGGTGGTATCCTTTTCCTTCCAAGTACCGTCCACGACGATGAAGTTCGTGAAGGTGGGGGCGGATTTGCGAATGAGAGCGGTGCCGAGCTGTGACATGAGAGTGGAGAGTTGAGAGTTGCGGGGTTCTCTCCTTCTCCCGTGTCAAAAGGCGCGCTGGGGGCGCGGCTTAGTCATGCGGGGCGATGAGCCTCGCAGTCCCGAGGCCAGCAGACGGAGGGATGCCTGATCCGGGAGCCGTAACGGATGCGTAGCAACGGCCGGGCTAGCCATCGGCAGACAAAACAAGCGATGCGGCACCGGTCACCGGGAGGCGACTGCCGTCAAAACAAGCCGACCCCTTAAAGTCGGAAGCTCCCGATCAGTGAGCCATCAGCCCTCAGACATCGTGCTCAGTTTCCGGAGACCAAGGCAGCCCAGGCGCGGAAGTTCATGACGATGCCGTGAAGGGAACGCTCAGGATCGCGACCTTCCTTGTACCCTTCGTACTCGATCCCGGTGAAGGCGATATAGGGGTCGGAGGAAAAGGAGGTGATCATTTCTTGGGTTCTCGACTCCCGCAGTGCCCCGCGGAATGTGTCGGCGAGTCCCGCAAGCGTCACCAACGGATCGTTATCAAAGCCAGCCTGCACGGTCCCCGCCTCACCCGTGCCAATCAGAATCTGGATCTCGATTTCAAGCTGGTCCACTCCTGCGCCACGCACTAGGTCGCCTCCTCCGCTGGCCACGGTGACGATAGCTCGTGGAAGCACTGTCTGGTCGCCATTGTTATGGCCTGGATAAATCGAGAGCGACGGGGTGTAAGTTCCCAGGTAGGAGACAAGAGCTCTCTCAAAACGAATGGCAAGGGTGGACATGGCAAATGGAAGCTAGGAGTTAGGAGCTAAGAGGTCATGAGGGATCAGGCGGCACGGACCTTGACGAGATTCGGATACGCCCTCTCGACGTTTTTCATGGAGTCAAAGACACCTTTCTCGAGGTTCTTCTCGAAGTATTTAACCCTTCCAGCCAGGGTGCGCTCGAGGATCCCCGCCGCATCCTTTCGCATCGAAGCGATGGAGGAGTTGGTCATGGTGATGGAGAAGCCGTTGGAGTCTTTTTTCCTGGATGCCTTGCCGACTTCTTTGAGCGCGCGGCCCCGGACGGTGGCATTGAGCACTACGGCCGCTGCCCGCAGCGTGGCTCCAAGATCTTCCGCAATCCAATTCCAGCTGGCCCGCGGCATGCCACGGCGCGCGAGCCATTCCTTGGTAAGCTCGACTCGATGCTTGATCAGATCGCGCATCATTTGCTGGAAAAGCCCCCAGTCGTCATCGCGCTCGTAGTGTTTGTTGACGAGGTGCCAAACGCCTCCTCCGGCGCGGCCACGAGTGCGGGAGAAGGCCCCGCTTGATGGTCGCGGGACGCCAAGCCAGATATTCCCATTACGGCTGCAAATGCTAACTTTCGGAAAGCTCCCTTCGCTCCGCGTGCCGAAGCGACCGCTCTGTGAGTATTGATTGAACTTCGTCTTGACGCTCTCCTTGATCTTGCTGGCCGGGGTGAGCTCAGTCCGATCGAGGCAGGTTTGCAGGATGGAGATGGCCTCGGAAGTGGTCACTTCCTCCATTGGCTTCATGGTCAGCACAGCGATGCGCCTCAGGACATTCTCCATTCCGCTTGTATCGACGGTAGTCGTGATCATCCGAGGGTATGCAGTGCCAGGACCCACTCGGGATGCGGGTCGGTGACGTCCTTGACCTCGACGATACGGTAATCACGTCCATCGACGCTGATTATCGTCTCGGCACGTGGATCGATCCCGAGGGCACTCTTACTGAACCTGACGCTAGTATCAGCTTCCAAGGTGAACCCTCCATCACGCAGCGTGCGGGCATCACGAGTGGGAGGCTTGGTAGCAAGGAAACTGTGCCCTTGGTAGGTGCAGGGATGACCGTAAGCCTCGAGGCGAAGATCGGCACCGCGGCGGGCGAAAGAGCGGAGATTATCTCGCAGTCGGCTCATCGTTTGAAAAAATGGGAAGGCCCCGCGAGGAACCAGTACCTCAGCGGGGCCTTCGGGTGCATGAGCAAAGTTTTTGCCCTCCCCTGTCCGGACCCCGCTTGCGCGGGATCCGGTGTCAGGGGGTTGCTTAGGCAGCGGCGACGATGAGACCCATCGTGCCGGAGGTGATGCCCTTGGCGGAGCCGAACATGAGCTCGGCGCTCGCGATGAGGGCGCGGGTGTTGGGGTCGGCCCAGACGTTGTAATAAACGCCCAGCCCGAGCTGCTCGAGCATGACGGCATCGCTCACGAGCATCTGGCCGCGGACATGATCCAGGGATGGCGATGCGCTGGCGACGGCGATTGCCTCAGGCGAGCAGCTGAAACCGACCAGACGGGTCTGGCCCGAGAACTGGTTGGCATAGAAGATGCCATTGTCGAACCCGAAGGAACCGGCCTCGAGCTTGAGCGAGGTGGTGGACGTCGGGATGAGGTTGGAGTAGATGGTCGGTGAGACCACCAGACCCTTGCGGGTGCTCTTCGAGACAGCTGCCCACAGTTTGGGAAGATCGCCATCGGCGAGCTTGGTCGTGGTCGTGGCGGGTGCAACGGTCGCGGCGCCGAAGTTGGCGACGGTGATGTTGGCCGTGACGAGTGCCCAGATCTTGTCGGCAAGCGCATCGAGGTTGATATCGATGAGGTGCTCGAGCTTGTGGCCGTTCTGGATGTCGGCCAGCTCCACGCCGAAGGGCTGGTAGATGTGGTCGAGAGCGACGGACGCTGTCCCCTCGGTGCTGCCACCGATGGAGTTGAAGGTGGTCGGGTTGACCTGGGTGGTGGATCCCGCCGTGACGAGGCGGACGTTGACGGTCTCCTTGGACTTCTTGACGGCGTCAGAGAAGTCGGAGCTGAAGAGGCTCAGGGAGGCCAGGCGGTTAGCCAAGGTCTTCTGGGCGCGATCGCTGATGGCATTGGCCACCAGTCCTGCATCGATGCTGTTGGACATGTGTGTGGGTGTTGGGGTTGGGTTTACTTGGCTTTCCTGAGGTGGCTCCGGAAATTATTTGCGACCCGAACGGGCCGCAAAAATGGCTGACTTGTGCTCGGCATAGAGGCGCTGGGCTTCTTTCTTGTCACCAGCATCGACGGCGGCGAGGTAGGCGGCGTAGGGATCGAGCCCGGCTGCGGCCGAGGGCTCTCCGGCACCTGCGGAGACGGCGGCCTTGGAGTCGACTCCGCGGATCGCGCAAAGCTGCTCGAGGCGGGCGACGTTCTCCTCGGCGCGGGTGGCCTTTTCGGAGGCCTCGGTGCGGGCAACCTTTTCGGTTTCGAGCTCGCCGCGTAGGGCGGTGATCTCGCTCTTGAAAGCGGTGGCCTCGGCGACAGCCGTGTCGAACTGGCCCTTGAGCTGGTCGCGCTCTCCGGTGATCTGAGCCAGTTTGCCGGTCAGCTCGGCATGGGAGGTACGGATCTCGTCGAGCTTGGCCGTGGCCGCACGGAGGGTTCGCGGGGCTTCTTCCTGCTTAGCGGGCTCACCGGCTGGCTCGCCAGCAGGGGGGACGATCGGCTCACCTGCGGGAGTGCCCTCTTCGGGAGCGGCGGTGCCGCCGGAGTGGTCGTCTTTGGAGAGAAGGAGCAGGGAGAGGAGGAGACGTTTGTTCATGAGGTTTTGGTGTGCGTCTTTCCTCCGGTGTCAAACAAGGCCGTGGGAACGGCCGCGTAAGACTGCCGCAGGCAGCCCAAGCAAAGCGCAGGGCGGCACCGGTCGACGGGCGGCGACTGCCGTCAAATGGCGGGCAAATCCGTAACGGAAAAAATGCCCGTTTTTTCCGTCAGCTTTTTCAGGCCCAGAAAAAAGCCCTTCTTCTACACGTGTAGAAGAAGGGCTTGAGGTGGTGCGGGAGGCGGGATTTGAACCCGCATGCTGCTGGTTATGGGCCAGCGGTCTTACCAGTCGACGGTCACTCCCGGATGAAAATGCTCAGATTTTTCCTCTGCCCAGCGCCTGGAAGAATGCCGAGGCGGAAGGCCATGTGACATCGATCAAGTTGGAAGCCAGCGCCCCCTTCCCACGGAAGCTCTGACCCTGCATGGTGGCGGTCTCGATGGCGCGATTGCGGGTGACGTCGGCAGTGAAGCTGCGGTAGTCCTCGTCGACGCGGCTCTGGATCCAGGCGGACTCCTCGGGGCTGAGGGGATTCCCCTCGAGCCCCATGGCTTTCATGGTCCCGGCCTTGAAGAGCTCGAGGCTCACCCCCATCTTGCTCATGTACTCGGTGTAGTCGTAGAGAGCGACGTAGACTCCGATGCTGCCGACGTCGGCCGTCGGGGTGGCATGGATCTCGGAGCACTGGGCGGCGAGCCAGTAGGCGGCGCTGCAGCAGCTGTCGTCGGTGAAGGCGAGGAGGCGGCGGGTCTTTCCCAGCTGGCGGAGCTGTCCGGCAGCCTCGGGGATGCCGGTGATGATGCCACCCGGGGAGCGGAACCAGAGGATGACGGTCGAGCCCTCGGGGCTCTCCTCGATCTCGCTGATGATCTCGTCAACGTCGACGGGATCCATGCACCATTTCTCGCACTCGCTCCAGGCACGGCCTAGAATCCCCCATGGTAGGATGACCTTGCACCCCTCGGGCAGGGCCGGGATGTCGGGCAGCTCGTCGCAGGCGCAGCACCCCTCGTCATTGACAGGGGCGTAACCAGCGCGCGATTTGATGGCATAGGGAGGCTGCTCGGCCCGGGCCTTGATTTGCTCGCCTGAGAGCGTCAGGCGGGTAAACATCCGCAGGGCATCCCTCCGGATCGCCCAGGGCTGGGCCATGAGGCGGGTGAGAAGGTGGAGAGATGGGCTGGAGGTTTTCATGGCTGGACGGGATCTTGAGGAGCGGCGGGTTCTGTGATGGCGGCGGTCTTTCCGGAGAATTGCGCCTTGATGAGATCGGAGACATCGGGATTGGCATCCATGGCTTTCTTGAGCTTGCGGGCGAAGCGGACCTTCTCGGCAATGACCTCATCCTCGACATCCTCGGCATCCCTCCCCTGCATGCCGTGGTAGTCGCTGCGGGACATGTTGCCGTCGGCAAGGCGCTGATCGTAGAGCTTGCCCTCGCGTGCGACATCGACGGTGTCATCGGCAGGCATGATGATCTTGTGCTTCCACCAGTCGGAGGGGATGCCACCCTCGACTCCGTCGAAGCGGCCGCTGGCGATCCGCTGCCAAGTCCAATAGATGACCCAGCGGCGGCAAAACTGATCCCGGAGCTGGAACTGGCGGACGCTGTTCTTGATGCGCTGGACTCTCTTCTGGACCAGACGGACAAGCGTCCCCTGCCCTAGTCCGGCGAGACCGAAGACATACTCCTCGGGGTAGAGTGTGGTCTGGGCAAATCCGCGGAGCATATGCTTGAGGAACTCGGTGGTGGAACTAGCCCGGTTGCTCTCGATCACTTTCATGTCCTGCCCTGCAGGAAGGTCAGCCACATCCACTTCACTGTCATCCATGGCGGTGATCTTCTGAACGATCATTTTGCCACCCTGCGGGGAATCGATCTCGACGGCGGCGGCACCTGGAAGCAGCGGTGCCATTCCATCGGAATCCTCTTTCTTGGTGATCGCGTAGGCGAGCCGGGTACGCATGAGGGTTCCGCTGATCTCGGCACGCTCGATGTCATCCATGGAGAAGAGCTTGGAGGCAACGCAGGCCAGTCCGCTCATGCCGCGCTGCTGGCCGTTCCAGAACTGATCATGGAGATGAAGCACGTCCTCGGCATTCACATCATCCCAGGCGGTACCCTCATCGTTCTTGAGGAACCTGTACTGGATGGCCCTCCCAAATTTGTCGCTCATGACGCCGTCATCCCATTTGTCCTGAGGCAGCGGGGTCTTGCCATTGGCGCACTGCCAGGTATTCACGAAATGACATAGAGGAGGGAGCATGGAGGCCAGCGGTCTAAGGAACTGGGCGAAGAGCTCTCCATAGAGGCGGATGCTGCGGCGTATCAGAAGCTGGGCACTGTAGAAACTCTCGCGGCCTGCAGCGTGGAAGAAGCGGGGATCTCCACACTCGTTGTCGAAGGCGTCGGTGGCGGCTTTGTTAAATGCAGGGTTGCTGGTGGTCCACTTGGGCCAGAGGCCGGTATCGGCTTCGTCGAGCGAGAGACCATCGACGACGGCCCGAACGGGCGCGACGTTGTTATAGAGCCAGTTGGCCTTTTTATTGATGATGTCGCGGGTGGCCCGTGGCATCTGTTTAGCGGAATCGAGGGTTGGGAAATAGAAGAAGCCGCGATAGCCGCTCCGCTTGGCCGCGGAAAATGCCGCGGAAAAATCACCCGTCACGGCGCGGGGCTGAACGGCGGCAGGCTGCTTGCCACGGGCTCGACGCGGGGAAGCGGGACTTTTGGAACGCGGGGATGATGGCTTGGACATGGCGGAGAATGATTAGAGCCAGACACGAATCCCTATCTGCCGACGGGGAGCTATTGCCGGAGCTCCGAATGCGATGGCATCGAAGGAGGAATCCAACTCGGCGCGACGGGCAAGCAAGGCGCGTATGAGGATCTTTTGATCGAAGTTCTGGATTCCGCTGTGGCCTCCTCCTTCGTAATTGAGATTGGTAATCAGGGTGGCGCTCAGGCCTTCGCTGGAGACGCGGTCATATTCGGCTTTCCAGTCTGCCGCGGTGCCCCCATCACCTAGGCTGCCCAAGGTGGGGAACTGAAGGCGGTAGTGCGCGATGGCAAGTTGGAAATCGTCGGCGGAGGGCATGCAAGCAAGCCATCGTGTCAAAGGAAGCCACTATCCCTCTGAAACTGTATGGGGAACGCTTCCAAGCTGCTGCTTGCGTGTCAGGAATCGGAGGCCGGTGATGATATCCTTGACGCAGTCGCCATAGTGGTTGGCTCCTGGGCGGTCGTTCCACCGGGTACGGCCATCCTCGTCGCGCAGGAGCTCCTCGGCACAGAGCTCGGCTACGAACTCAGCATCCTGCCCGACGTCTGTGGGAAACCAGATACGGAAGCGGCGTTTCTTGATCCCGGCAATATAGAGGGTGTCTTTTGCGTCCCGGTCATTGTAGGTGAGCTCCTTGAGGTTGCGCTGATAGGTCGGAACCTGGTGGTAGCTCCAAGCCTTCCCGGAGCGCGCGGCCGCTCCACCTAGTCCGGCCGTAGGGATGAGGCGGCGGCCCGGAACGGCAAGGCAGGCCTTGTAGACGTCGCTTTTTCGGAACTTGGCATCGATGAATCCGCAGCTGATCCGGAAGGGCTTCCCGTCGGGACCGGCCCATGTCTTGGAGTTGATGATATCGGCGATGGAAGAGGGATCGATCTCCTCTCCCCAGTCGACGAGGGCCACGTCCTCGAGGTTCTCCCCGACGGCTCCGACCGCCCACTTGGCGTAGTTGCCGCCGACGTCCGCACCGAGGATGAGCGCCCTCGGCACAAAAGGTACTGTGCCCCGGCGGTATGGTTGGCAGGTGTCTCCCTCTGTGGCACCAGCGATGTTGGCCAGGATGTCGGCTTCCTTGGTGCTGTTTACCTCATTAGCAAACGGAAGGCCGAGACGGTGGTTGTAGAATTTGGCAATGCCGTCGCCGCCTTCCTTCTTGGCGTCGAGGTAGTCGAGCACAAGGTGGCCAATCGATGAGGCGCGGTCGCTGGAGAAGAGATCGCTGATCTGCTGGCTGATACTCCCTGGGGATCCATGGGCTGTCGGCATCCACCAAGCCGTCTGCATGAGGGAGCGCTTGGTCGGCTCGTCGATCCGCTGCTTGCAGGAGGCGCAGGATAGATAGGCCTCATCGAGGATCCGGAGCTTGTCCCATTCCCCGAGCGGTGTGCGGCAATGCTCGAAGACGATCTGGGAGGTGGTAATGGTACGGCGCTGTCCCTCCGGGTAGGGAGTCGGCAGCAGGACGGTGCGGCCTGATGGGTGGCGCACTTCGAGCAGGTTCTGGAAATCCATCACGGTCTCGATCGTCTGCTCGAAGAAGGAGGGCCACTGGACGTGACCGCATCCCGGGCACCGGAAGAAGTAGTGCTCCTGGTTGCCGCGCTGGTAGGCTTTATGGATCGGACCGTTGGCGAGCTTGGGCTTGGAGAGGTTTATCTGAAGGCCGTCCTCGCTGGTCTTTCCACGGGAGGCCATCTCGCGGACGGTGTTTTTGGCACCGTGCTCTTCGATTTCATCCAGCACGCGAAGCGGCGTTTGTTTGTTGGCGTACTTCCCAGTCGAGAAGGAACCGATGAACCAGATCACCACGTCACGAAGCCGGGCTACGTAGGTTCCGACGTCATCGTCGTCCCCAGAGAAAATCGATGGATCGATTGAGGCCAGCGAAGGGATGAGGCGGTCGACGATGTTTTTTGCCTCCTCGCGGGTGTCGATTCCATAGAGGACGTTACAGGGATCGAATTTACAATGCCATCGGATGATGTTGAGCGCTGCCTCAGAGAGTCCCGCCTGGGACGCCTTCATAGCTGTGTACTCACTGACCGGAACCCAGATCCACTCCCCGCGGACCCATGACCAGCAGGGCATCATTGGCTCCCGAGCGATCTCTTGCAGGCGTCGGGTCCAGGGGGTTTTTACCGATCGGTAGGGCCCGGCTTCTGCCGCATCTTTTGAAACAAGCCAGACGTTGGCGTCCGCCCATTCCCAGATGCTCTCAGGAGGAAGTTCCTGGAAGGCTCGGGCAAATGCCTCAGGCAGGATGGCGCTCTGAAACATTGGTGAGATTGCGGAAAATGTGTTCTTCCTGAGAGCGAACCTTCTCGATCGCGGTGACGACTTTGGCTTTCAACTCCTCAGCAACATCGGGGATCTGCTCGAGCACCATGCGAACCATGTTCTCGCGCATGCTCTTGAGCATTCGGACGGCGGAGGAGGCATCTTTCTCGACGACATCCTTACGGATCAGTAATCCACGTTGCTTCGCCGCCTCACGCTCAGACGACTCAGCCTTACGCAGCGCGTCGAGTGCCTTCTCATGTTTCTTGATGAGTCCATCGACTTCCCCACCAAGACGGTAGGCACGCTCGAGCTGGGAGTAGACCACCGCCACCAGCGCCTTGGCCTGCACGACGGCAGCACCCTCGTTCAGATTGTACTCTGAGAGATCGATCGACTCTACCGGGATCATCGGCAGCGAAGCTTTTGGCTCGAGATCCTTGCAGGCCTCGAGGACGGAATCGGGAACCCTCCACGTTTTGTGCTTGGCCCACCATTCCTTGAAGGCCAGAGGATCATCCAGCGGGCACGGATCTCCCACTTCCTCCCCATCGGATAGCCACCGGCGTACCGTCCTGGTCGTGGCGCCATACTTGGTCGACCACTCCTTCAGCTTCTCAGCAGGGATGCCACGGCGGAGGGGCTGGCCGCTCAACTGTAGATTTTCGACCATACCTCTGATGCCGTGTCAAAATGACAGGAATAAAAGGGGTGGTCGTGTCGAGAATCCCTGTCGCACCCGCTCAAC